CGTCCCGGCCGTAGGTAACGATGATCTCCATGGCGGGCATCCGCACCAGCTCGGCCAGGGTCACGCCGTTAGGGAGGGTGGGGAGATCGGTCATGACGCCTCGCTACTTCTTCTTGGTCTTGGGCTTGTACATGAAGTCGTGCATCTGCTCCGGGCTAGCCTCCTTGAAGGTGCGGGGCTTCTTCCCCTCCTTCACCCGCTCGTAGTCCGCGGCCGCAGCGCGGCGCTGGCGCTCTGTCTTTGCAGGCATTGTTATCCCTCTGCTACCATACCGTTATGGTACGGAAGAACACGGAATACGACTTCTGGCAGCAGGTCGAGGTGGGTGACCCAGACGAGTGCTGGCCGTGGCAGGCGGGCACCTTCGACAGCGGGTACGGGTGCTTCCGGTACGGCGGGAAGCTGTGGCGGGCGCACCGGCTGGCGTACTTCTTCTGCCAGGGATCGCCCGAGGACAACATCCTTCATACCTGCGACAACCCTCCCTGCTGCAATCCCATGCACTTGTGGGACGACACGACCGAGGCCAATGTAGCCGACCGGGTGGCGAAGGCGCGGAGTGCCACCGGGGATGGTAACGGGGGCCGCCTCTACCCGCACAAGCTGACCGCGGACAAGGTGCGGCTCATCAAGGAGATGGCGGGCCGCTTCCCGAACGCACAGGTAGCGGCCCACTTCGGTGTCTCCGAGACGATGATCGCCCGGATCAGGCGAGGCGAGCGGTGGGCCTAAGCACCCACAGGCTGAAGTAAAACCCCAAAGGGGTAGCGGTTGCCCTCGGTCGGCTGCATCCGGTCGATGGGGTTCGGAATCTGGAAGGCGTAGCGGCAGACCACGCGCATCGCCACCAGGTCCTGCTGGGCCAGGTTGTAGACAATCGCCCCCGTGTTGTCCTGGATCACGGACTGGTCCAGCATCTTGAAGGTCAGGTCCTGGCGCACGCCCAGGATGCCCTGCGTGAAGTCGCCGGCGACGGCCTCCACCTGGGTGGCCTGGCCGGTGGTGGCGGTCTTGAAGCCGGAGAGGCCCGCGTAGGAGATGTAGGCCGGCTCCCCGAACACCATCCCGGCGCGGGTGCCTCCCGCCTGGGTGCGCCCGCTGCGGCTGACCGTGAGGGCGTTGTTGTCCGAGACCCCGGTGTTGGCCGGCCCCTCGGGCAGGAACAGGAAGTCCTTGTTCGCGTCGCGCAGCCCGCGCAGGCTGGACTTGAACTGCGGACGCATCCACCAGCCGTTGGGGGCGTAGCCGTCCACCTCGACCGTGGTGAGGACGTTGTTCAGGTCGTCCGCCACGTCCACGGCGGAGGTGCCCCGCACCACCGAGTTGCCGGCGGCGATGGCCGCGGGCACGATGGCGGCGGGCCAGGAGGCGGGCTTGCCCACCCCGAAGAAGATGGCCTCGTCCACCGCGATGGCGATGGCCTCCTCGAGCAGGGGGCGAATCTCGTCCCAGAGGTCGTAGTCCACGTCGTCCAGCAGCTTCTCGGGGATGGGGACGATGACGGCCAGCTCCTCCGCGACGAGCCACTTGTTGGCCCACTGCACCGCGGTGGTCTGCTTGAGGCCGGTGTCCCCGGACACCCAGTAGGCGGACGGCAGGGCGCTGACCACGGGGAGGCGCTGCTGCATCCGGCTCATCGTCCGGTGGGGGAACAACTGGAGCGCGGCGGACTTGTTCACGATCCCCTTGTAGATTTCCCGTGAAAAGTCTTCGGGGATCAGGGCGCCGTAGCCAGTGCTCGGGATGGATACCGTTTCCTGGCGGGTGATGATGCTGTTGTAGGGCATGGCTTACTCCCGAGCGGATCGACCGTTGCCGCCAGACCCACCAGTACGGCCGGTCATGGCCCGCATCCAGTCGTTCATGTCCCAGTCGTGTCCGCCCGGTGACCCGTTGGAGGGGGCCAGTTCTGGCTCCTCCTCGCCGTCCCGCAGCTCCGTGAGGAGTTCCTTGCGGAAGGCGCTGGACCGCCGGAGGGACTTCTGGGCCTCAGCCTTTCCCTTGGCGTAGCCCTCGTCGTGGGCAGCCTGCTTGAGCGCCTTGATCGCCCGGTCCACGATGGTCTTGCGCCCGTCGATGCCGTGCCCGGGGTCCTTCAGCACGGACTCGCGGGCCTTCTCATCGAGGGACTGCACCAGGGGGGTGATCGCGGCGTCGTCGAACATCGTCGCCATGGACCGCAGCGTGTTGCTGATGTCCTGGTTGGCGAGGCTCGCCTGCTCCTGCTGCTCCTTGAGCCGGGCGTACTCCGTGGGGTTGGTCTGCCGGAGTTCGCGCTCCCGCTGGCTCTCGGCCCGCTGGCGGCGCACGGCCTCCCGCCTATCGACCTCCGCCTGGACCTGACGCTCAAAGTCCCGCTCATCCCGCTCGGTTCGGGACGTGGTGGCTTCGTCCGCCTTCTGGTCCGACTCGGCCGGCTGCTCCTCCGCCTTCGGCTCCGGCTCCTGCCGGTCGCGGCGGCCGCGGCGTAGCTCGGTGTTGGCCTCGTCCCACTGCTGCTTCCGGTCGGTTACCTCCAAGGGTCGAGCGGTCAACCCGAGGGCGGTTTCTCGAAACCAGTCGTTGGGGGACGACTCCCCGTCGTGCTCGTCCGCGGCCCCGGTGGCCGGTGGGGTGTCCGTCGCCTCCGGCGGCGGCGCGGTGGACGTTTCGTCTGGCATTCCCGGCCCTATCTTACTGCCCGAGCAGTCCGTAGTTCGTGAACTGCTGCGGCACCCCGCCCGAACCCTGCTGTCCGTAGGGCGGAATGAACTGGTCGAGCTGGTTAGTCAGGTCGGCGCTGTTGGGCGAGCCGGCCCCGGCCATGCCGGCGATGTCCACCTGGTTGGGCATCTGGAAGGGCTGCATCTGGGGCATCTGGAAGGGGTTGGCCAGGGCGTTGGACGCCACCCCGGTGGCCTGCTGGGTGAGCGCGGTCATGTCCTGCCCGCCCATGGCCTGCCCGGGGTCACCGAGCTGGCCCTGCGCGCCGGCGAGGGAGGCGGCGTAGGGGCTGACCCCCTTGAGCATCTCCGCGACCTTGCGCGTGGCGAACTGGTCCAGGCTCTCGGGCACGTTGTAGGTGGCCCCCTGGTTGGGCGTGAACCCGTTGCCCTGGAGGTTCTTCTGGAACCCCTCGCCCCAGCCCGCGCCCACGGTCAGGGGGATCATCTTGGTGTAGGCGTCGGAGGCGGTGTTCCACATCTGCTGGCCGATGGTGGCGACCCCGCGCTCGTGCTCGGACTGCGCCTTGGCCCGGTTGGTGATGGCCTCCTGCTGCTGGACCTTGTACTTCTCGGTCTCCCGCTGCTGGCCGAGGATGGCCAGCGGGGCCTCGACGTTCTGCTTGTACCACTGGTTGAACTGCTCGGTGGCCGTCCGCAGGTCGAGGTCGCCGGACCGAATCTGGGCGTCGATGTCCTGCCGGCGCTGCTCCACCGCCTGGGCCAGGGCGGTGGTCACCCGCTGCGTGTCGGTGGTCATGCCGGTGCGCTCGGTCGCCCCGGCCTCCTGCGCCTGCACCCGGCCCATGGCCGCGGTGTCGGAGGCGTTCTGGCGGGCCAGGGCGGCGGCGTCCGACCCCTGCTGCCGCTGGAGGGCGGCGGCGTCGGCGGCGTTCTGCCGGGCGAGCGCGGCGGTGTCCTGCATCCCCTGGCGCGTGATGGAGGGGTCCTCCTGCGCGTTGGGGTTGTCGATGTACTCGATCTGCCACTTCCCATCGACCTTGCGGTAGACGGGAATCTTCTTCATGTAGGGGGTGGACCCCGGGGCGACGGTGCCCTCCCGGGTGGACGCCTCCTCGGCCTCGATCTTCTGGAGGCTGGGGGTGAGGGTGACCAGCCGGCCCTGCGCGTCGGTGATCGCCTTCTGGAGTTCCTCCCGGCGGATCATCGACTTGGCGTCGGTGCCGGTGAGGCCCGCCAGCTCCTCCTGGGCCTGGTAGATGGAGTCGGTCAGGCCGTTGGCGGTCTCCACCGTGGAGCGGTTGATCCCGGTGTACGCGGACGGGTCGATCCAGGCGGGCGAGCGGGTCCTGGCCTTCGGGGGGCCACCGGGCTGCCCCGCGGGCGGGGTCAGGGTCGCCGGCCCCATCTCCTCGCCCGGACCGCCGGTGAGGCTCCCGCCACCGGGAGGGGCCGTGACCCCAGGAGTGCCGCCACCGCCCGGCATCCCGGGAGCACCTGGGCCGATGGCGGAGGTCCCGATCTGGGCACCAGGGAGCGCCCCGTTCAGCGCCCCGCGAGCGAAGTCGGCACCCGCCTGCCTCCCGTTGAGACCGCCCAGCGCCCCCTGCACCGCCGACCCCAGGCCGCTGAAGAAGTCGCCCGCCTGGGCGGCGGCGCTCGGCCCTCCGGTGGGGCTGGTGCGGGGGAGGGCGGCCGGGTCGGGGAGGCTGCCCCGCTGCTGCATGGCGGCGTCCCGGGCCGCGCCGAGTTGGCCGGCGCCCTGCTGCGCCGCGGTCGCCCCCCGCCCGATCAGGTCGAGCAGGCCGGAGACGGCGCTGGCGCCCTGCTGCACGCCGCCGCGGGCGGCGGCCTCGCTGGTGTAGCCGGGGAGGCGACCGCTGCCCTGGAGGCGGCCGGCGGGGGACGGCCCCGGGCGACCCTGCATCTCCTCCAGCATCTGCTGGATGCGCCCCACGGCCGCGTCCTTGGCCTGCCCGGTGAGGTCGCGCGCCCCCCGCACGGCGTCCATGATGTCGTCCAGGGTCGGCCCGCCGGTGAGGCCGGCCCCGCGGTCGCTGCCGCGGTAGGGGTTCGGCTGCGGGGCACCGCCTGTCATGTCTGCTCCCCCTCCCATGCCGGCGCCGATGGTGTCGGCGTACTGCATG